TCCACAAATCTTTCAGGTCTGCTGGTACATGGTAAATCATTTGCTCACGCAATTCAACTTCCATCTGCTCAAGTCTGGAACGAATAAGAACCCGTTGCAATGCTCTGCGACTTAGAGACACATCGCCAGTGTAAACTTCTTTGGCTTTCTTTTCTTCTTCATAAAACAATTCTTCAATCTTGTCCATAGCATCAAAGAATGTCCCCAACTGATCTCCGATGGTTGACATAATATCATTTGGATCCTTTGATAGGTTTTCCTTTATTTCTTTTTTCTTTTGCTCAAACTGTTGCTTTTGTTCTCTGGTAACAGGTTTGCCTTCATGCTGTTTGGAGAATTGCTTATCTAAATCATCAAGAACACCCTTCACATCACCGGCTGCACTTTTGATATCTTTGTAGAGTTGGCAACCTTTCTTTACGGCAGCCACAGCCCCATTTGCTAGAGCCAGAAGGGTTAACGGATCCATCTTTTATACCATTTATTCTGTTGACTTTATAACAAAACAATGATATAATACGACCTCAAACACACTATATACTTATTTATGCGGGTATTCTCCTGGGAGAGGACTTAGCCTTCCAAGCTAAAGAAGCCGGTTCGAATCCGACTACCCGCTCCATCTCAAAGGTTTATTATGACTATAATTGTACTGAAACTTGTCACTCAGGAAGAAGTTTTGGGTGAAGTTAAATCTGAAACTCCATTTGCATTTACCTTATCCAATCCTGTGGCTATTGCTGTGGTCCGTGGTCAGGACGGTAATCCAAATGTCGGTTTTGCACCATTTCCAATGCACGCCAATCATGGCAAAAATGCAACTATTGACATTGACAAGAAGAATGTAGTATACTACTATGTTCCTGCTGATGATTTTATTGAAAACTACAATCAAATTTTTGGTTCAGGTATCATTCTTCCAAACAAACAAATACTTAAAGGTTAATGACTAATTTCTACACAAATGTTCAATCTCTCGGTGGTAAAATTCTTTATCGTGGTGTCAAAGACGGTAAACGAATCAGACTAAAGATTGATTATGAACCACAATTGTACCTTCCTGCTCGCAAAGGTAACGGTACACACAAATCTCTTGATGGTATTGACCTTGTACCAAAACGATTCGATGGCATTCGTGAAGCAAGAGACTATGTAAAACAATTTGAAGATGTTGCTGGTGGTACAAAAATCTATGGCAACACCAGATTCGAATATGCATTTATCGCAGAACAACATTCTGAAATGGTTGATTGGGATGCCGATAAAGTTTCTATTGGTGTAGTCGATATTGAAGTTGGTTCTGAGAATGGTTTTCCAGACCCATATCTTGCAAACGAACCAATCACAGCCATCGCCATAACCTATCTAGGTGGACACACGTATGTTATGGGTTGCGGAGACTACACCAATGACGATCCAGACAATGTAACCTACTTCAAATGCAGGGACGAATGGTCTCTTTGCAAAAAGTTCTTGGATATCTGGACTCGTATGACACCAGATGTTATCACTGGTTGGAATACTAAGTTCTTTGATATACCTTATCTTGTAAATCGTTTTCGTAAAATTCTTGGTGAAGATGATACCAAGAAACTGTCTCCATGGAATTATATCACGGAACGCAAAACGATTATTAATGGCCGTCAATTGATTGCATATAGTTTTGTTGGTGTCGAATCACTTGACTATATTGAATTGTACAAATGGTATGCGCCAGGTGGTAAGTCACAAGAATCATATCGGTTGGATAACATCGCACAGGTGGAACTTGGTGAAGGTAAAATCTCATATGATGAATATGATAATCTCCATGCATTGTATCGCCTCAACTTTCAAAAGTTTATTGAATACAACATCAAAGACGTTAAACTGATTCTAAAGTTGGAAGATAAACTGAAGCTTCTAGAATTGGCCTTAACCCTTGCATATGATACCAAGTGTAACTATGAAGATGTGTTTGCTCAGACCCGTATGTGGGATGCACTAACATATTCATATCTGTTGAATCGTGGTATCATTGTGCCACCCCGTGAAGTGCAGGACAAAGATGCTGCATTTGAAGGTGCATATGTAAAAGACCCACAAGTTGGTATGCATAATTATATTGCATCGTTTGACTTGAACAGTTTGTATCCACATTTGATGATGCAATACAATATCAGCCCAGAAACATTAATTGAACCAGAAAACTATACACCAGAAATGCGTGAAGTGCTTTCACAAGGTGTGTCTGTTGATAAACTCTTGAAATGTCAAATTGACACCTCAAGATTGGAAGATGTAACGATTACACCAAACGGACAATTCTTCCGTACGGACAAGATTGGTTTCTTACCTGCAATGATGGAAGAAATGTATCAAGACCGTAAGAAGTTTAAAAAGATGATGTTGACAGCTCAACAGGAGTACGAAAATGAAAAAGACGAATCTAAAAAATACGACATTGAGAAACGTGTGGCTAGATTTAACAACCTACAACTTGCAAAGAAAGTATCCCTCAACTCTGCCTACGGCGCTTTGGGAAGCCAGTATTTTAGGTTTTATGACCTACGCATGGCTCTGGGAGTTACTACCGCAGGTCAACTTTCCATCAGATGGATCGAAGCCAAAATCAACAAGTACATGAACAAGTTATTGTCCACAGATGATGTGGACTATGTGATTGCATCAGATACTGATTCTATTTACCTGCGCCTTGGTGACCTGGTAAACAAAGTGTATGGTGTTGATGGTGTTGTTAAGATGCCTGCACAAAAAGTTATTGAATTCATGGACAGAGTTTGTGAAGATAAACTACAACCATATATTGATAAATCATACGAAGAATTGGCCAATTATGTACACGCATACGCACAAAAGATGCAGATGAAGCGTGAAGGTCTTTCCGACAAGGGTGTGTGGACTGCCAAGAAGCGTTATATATTGAATGTGTATAACAACGAAGGTGTTCAGTATGCAGAACCACACATGAAGGTGATGGGTTTGGAAATGATTAAATCATCCACACCATCTGCCATTCGTGAGAAGATGAAAGCCTCTATTAAGTTAATGATGACTGGTACCGAACAAGAAGTGCAAGACTTTATTGCCAAGTTCAGGCAGGAGTTTAAAACACTACCTGCGGAAGAAATATCTTTTCCTAGAGGTTTGAATGGGTTAAGTACTTATTCCGATCCAGTAATGATGTTCAAAAAAGGTACACCAATTCATGTTCGTGGTGCGATTGTATATAATCATTACCTCAAACAAAAAGATTTGACCAAGAAGTATCCATTGATCCAAGAAGGTGAAAAACTCAAATTCACCTATCTAAAAATGCCGAATCATTTCAAGAATGATGTGATTTCATTTCCCTCAAGAATACCAAAAGAGTTTGAGCTTGACAACTACATTGACTATGATGTACAATTCGACAAGGCCTTTCTGGAACCAATCAGCGTAATTTTGCGTTGCATGAATTGGTCTGCGGAAAAAACAAATTCTTTAGAGGACTTTTTTGCATGATATTCTTAACGTTACTGACAGCACTAGGTTTATCTGGCGTTGCAGCATACTATTCAGTTATAGGTTTAGCCCAAATATTTCCAGGATCTTTTTGGCCAGTTGTCATTATGGGTTCTATACTTGAAATATCAAAACTTGTAACTGTATCTTGGTTGTATAGAAACTGGAGGGAATGCCCTTTTCTTATCAAATCATATCTATCAATTGCTGTTGTTATTTTAATGTTGATTACCTCAATGGGTATTTTTGGTTTCCTATCAAAGGCACACCTAGAACATTCGGCAGATAATGCACCACTTGTAGATAAGATTGCATTGTTGGATGAGAAGATAAAAACGGAGAAGGAAAATGTCGAATCGAACCGCAAGGCAATTAAACAGTATGATGAGGTTGTGGATCAAACTATGGGTCGCTCAACAGATGAAAAGGGTGCCGACAAAGCGCAAGCAATACGCCGTTCCCAACAGAAAGATAGGGCTAGAATACTACAAGAAATTCAACAGTCGCAAGCCACCATTGCCAAATACTCCGAGGAACGTGCGCCTCTATCTACAGAGCTTAAAAAGGTTGAAGCGGATATCGGTCCAATCAAATATATTGCGGCCTTGGCATATGGTGAGGCGACTAATGACATTATCGACAAAGCGGTAAGACTTGTTATTTTATTGATTATTGTGGTATTTGATCCATTGGCAATTTTATTGATTATTGCATACAACATGTCAATAAGACAAAAAGAAGATTTTGATGATACTGAAAACTTCTTTAATCGTGCAAAAGAAACTGCCAGAAAATTGGACGAAGATTCGATACCTGTATATGTTGCTGATGTTGGTGAAAAACCAACCAAAGAAGAATTGGAAGAAATACTACAAGAACCTGAACCAAAAAAGGAAGAAACCGTAGAGATTAGAAAAGACAATATGATTGTGATTGATGAAGCTAGTGGTGAATCAATACCACCCATCACTTCATCTGAGCAACAACTACCCAAAAAATTAGAACCTAAGTATGATTATGATGAACCATATTCGTTTCGTGAAAAAGGAAAATAAATGAGCATTCTTGACAAAATTAAAAAGAATAGTAGCATCAAAGATTCTGCTATTCTATCCAAATCAAAATTCTTCAATGAGAAGGATATGATTTCAACCGCAGTGCCAATTATTAATGTGGCACTTTCTGGTAAATTAGACGGAGGTCTAACACCAGGTCTTACAATGTGGGCTGGTCCATCAAAACATTTTAAGACAGCCTTTTCTTTATTGATGGCCAAATCTTATTTGGACAAATATGAAGATGCAGCACTATTATTCTACGATTCGGAGTTTGGTACTCCACAGTCTTATTTTGACAGTTTTGGTATTGACACAGACCGGGTGCTCCATACTCCTCTTACAGATATTGAACAACTCAAGTTCGACATAATGGCTCAATTGACACAACTTGAGCGTGGTGATAAATTGATTATCGTCATTGATTCAATTGGCAACTTGGCATCAAAGAAAGAAGTTGAAGATGCCTTGGCTGAAAAATCAGTTGCTGATATGTCTAGAGCAAAACAAGTCAAGTCTTTGTTCCGTATGGTAACACCACATTTGTCTTTGAAAGATATTCCAATGATTGTGGTTAATCACACATACAAAGAAATCGGTATGTTCCCCAAAGATATCGTTGGTGGTGGTACAGGTTCTTATTATTCGGCTGATAATATCTTTATCATTGGTCGCCAACAAGAAAAAGACGGTACAGAAGTTACCGGTTACAATTTTATTATTAATGTAGAGAAAAGTAGATATGTCAAAGAAAAATCTAAGATACCTGTTAGCGTATCTTTTGACGGTGGTATTAGCACTTGGTCTGGTTTGCTCGACCTTGCTTTGGAATCCAAGCATGTGGTCAAACCAAAGAATGGTTGGTACCAACGTGTCGATGCTGACGGTGTGATTGAAGAAAAGAATTACCGTGAGAAGGACACCGATACCAAAGACTTCTGGATGCCTATTCTGAAACAGAAATCTTTCCGTGATTTTATTGAGGACAAATATCGAGTGGCAGCCGGTGAAATTATGACAAGCAACATTGATGAAACATTTGATGTTGAAACTATGAATGGTGCAACATGACAGAAGGTATTGATTATTGCTTCATCTATCCGAAAGATGATAAGTCTTCCGTACACATCAAGTTTTTAGAAGGTCCATACAAAGATACCATCTTCAAGTATGGTAAGGTAAAGTTCAAGGAAGAAAATGAACAAGTCTATTTACTTTTTGCTTATGATGTGATAGAATCGACAGTCAAGAAGCCAGCCAAACTGGAAAAAGATGGCGACTTTAAAAATTATATTGGTGACTTATTGGTAGAAATAATGTCATCTAACATGGAACAGGAAGTGATTGATGAAACTGGAACAGACGATTTTAAAGAATCTAATCTACAATGAAGAATATCTACGCAAGGTTTTACCATTCTTAAAATCAGAATATTTTACCGACAGAACAGATAAAACATTATACCATGAAATTGCATCGTTCACAGAAACTTACAATTCTCCACCAACGATTGAAGCGCTTGTATTGGCCGTCAAAGAGAGGCGTAACCTCACAGATGACGAAGTGGAGAAGTGTGAAACTTATCTCCAAGAAATTGCAAAAACTAAGGATGAAGAATCCAAGGTTCAATGGCTTACTGACAAAACCGAACAATTCTGTCAAGAAAAAGCGATATACAATGCAGTACTGGGGGCAATTTCCATACTTGACGGGAAAGATAAAACCCAAGACAAAGGTGCGATTCCCAAGGTATTATCGGACGCTTTGGCGGTAAGTTTTGACAACTCAGTTGGCCACGATTACCTAGAAAATTCGGAAGAACGATATGAATTCTACCATCGTAAAGAAGAACGAATCCCCTTTGATTTGGATTTCTTTAACAAGATCACAAAAGGTGGTCTACCTACTAAAACGCTTAATATCGCTCTTGCCGGAACTGGCGTGGGAAAAAGTTTGTTCATGTGCCATGTGGCTGCAGGATGTATGGTTCAAGGCAAGAATGTACTTTACATCACCATGGAAATGGCTGAAGAAAAGATTGCAGAAAGAATAGATGCGAATCTATTGAATGTCACAGTTGATGACCTTGTAAATTTACCGAAAGAAATGTATGATAAGAAAATTGCTAAACTTCGTGAAAAGACAGTTGGAAAACTTATCATCAAAGAATATCCTACAGCATCTGCGAGCACCACTCATTTTCGTACCTTACTCAATGAGCTCAATCTTAAAAAGTCTTTTGTTCCTGATATTATCTTTATTGATTATCTTAACATTTGTTGCAGTGCTAGAGTTAAAGCTGGTGCTAACGTCAACAGTTACACCTATGTTAAGGCTATTGCCGAAGAGCTGCGTGGACTTGCAGTTGAATACGGAGTACCAATTGTATCTGCTACACAAACAACAAGAAGTGGTTTTACTTCATCCGACCCAGGACTTGAGGACACAAGTGAGAGTTTTGGTCTGCCAGCAACCGCAGACTTGATGTTTGCTTTGATTTCTTCCGAAGAATTGGAAGAACTTGGCCAGATTATGGTGAAACAGTTGAAGAATCGTTACTCCGATCCAACAATGTACAAAAGATTCACCTTGGGTATTGACAGAGCAAAGATGCGCCTGTATGATGTGGAACAATCTGGTCAAGATGGCATTACTGATTCTGGTCAACCAGATAAACCACTCAACACATTTGGCAACAGAGAGAAACCACAGAAGAAATCATTTGATGGATTTAAAGTATGAATTTAACTAAAGATGAAGCCCTACATTGTGCTAAAGTATTTCAAGATTACTTTGGTAACTTTCATCGTGTGGATGAATATATGCGTGACCAGAAATTGGCATCTTTGTCTGGTCTATCTTCCAATCCTTTGTTTCCATTAGAAGATGATTTATTCTCAGACTTCACAATGCATCCAAATGATATGGATTTTGAAGTACTTGAAATACCACAAGAGACTTGGGAAACATTACTGAATATTACCAGTTCACACATCAACATTTCACCAGTTGGCCGTCAGATAAGATTGGCCGTCAAAGAGAAGAACACAGGAAAGTTCGTTGGATTTATTCGATTAGGTTCACCTGTAATCAACATGAAGCCACGCAATGAAATGCTTGGCCAAGTGTTTACACAGAAACCGGAGTGGTCCAAGCGATTCAATGGTTCTTCAATGATGGGTTTTGTCATTGTGCCAGCGCAACCTTTCGGTTTCAATTATCTTGGCGGAAAGTTACTTGCAGGTATATGTACCTCACATGAAGTCCGAGAAATCGTAAACAAAAAGTATGGTATGAATCTGTGTTTATTTGAAACTACCAGTTTGTATGGAAGTTCCAAAACTGTGTCACAATATGACGGTATGAAACCTTATATTCGTTATAAAGGTTTGACTGATAGTGATTTTATTCCAATGATGCACGGCAAACCTTATGATGATTTACGGAACTTTGTGGAAGATAAGGTCGGTGATATTGTTGATGAAGATGTTTCAAGTAAGAAGTTAAAGACCACTATGAGAATCATAGCTTTAACTAAATCTGCACTTAAAGGCCAACCTGAAGGGGCATCATTCTTAGAAACGATTGTCAATGCAAAAAAGTTGACAGAACAAAAAAGATATTACATCAGTGATTATGGTTTCAAAAACATGGTAGACTATGTTAACTGTAAGACCGATATGCTTATTCCTGGTGAAAACTATGAGAAACACAATCTGGTAAACTTGATTGCATGGTGGAAGAACAAGGCATCTAACCGGTTTGACACACTAAAGAATGAGAATAGATTGAGAACCGAGTTGGAGGTTTGGACTTCTGGAAAGCCTATTGATATTATCAGATAAATACTCTTGTGATATAAAGACTAAATAATAAATTATAACAACAGGAATTGAAATGGCCGATTTGGGTAGTAAAGCCACTGATGGTAGATTATCTTTCATAAAATATGTAACAGAAAATAAAAGATTTTCCGAAATCGAATTTGAAATCGAAAAGGGAAAGTCTACTGTTCTGTATACCAAGAAAGGTAAAAATCTAGTTGCTGGAACTAAAGAATTTAAGGCCGGAACCAAAATTAAAATAACCAATTCGGATATGTTTGAGGTCGGTAAGTTGAAGATGGCTTCAGTAAAAATTGGTCAAACTGCTGGTTATATTCCAATCAATACAATTCGTAAACCAACGGGTGGTAATGGCACACAATATGAAGATGAAGTTGTTGATGCACTCAATGCTTATATTTTAGATGCTGGTGGAAAAATTGATGTTAAATTGAAAGGTGACAACAAAATCTACAAAGATATTTCTTATGCTATAAAAGTTGATTCATCAATCAAACAAAAAGCGGGTGTCAAAGGAGATCCTAAAGCGGACATTATTCTTTGCAAAGATAAAAAAAGTCCTACTGTAGTCGGTTCGATTTATATTTCTCATAAAAAAGAAGGTGGACCAGAAGCTTTTCAACAATATGGTGGTTTATCTGAACAAGCCGGTGAACACATATACAAGCATCCCCTTGTTCAAAAATTTTTAGGAGAAGTTGCTAAAGTTATTGGTAATAACAATCAACTTCCTGTGCCAGTTATGGGTGAATTCACAGATGATGAACTTGCCAATATGTCGATTTATGGACCAGAATATGGTCATGCATTTTCTTTGCAACACACACAGTTGATTGGCCAAGGTAAACCTGTGTTTAATAACAAGAACAAATGTGTAGAGCTTGACTTCTCCAGTCATATGAGTTTGTCTGGTGACTTATCACATTTTAAAGGTGGATACTTACCAGTATTTGGTGCAACATTTCGAGCCGGCCGAGGTTTCACCTATAAGAATAAACGTTATAATGGCGCCCGTGTAGCTATTTACCCATACAAGTTAATGGCTACCAGGGGCGACCTATTAATAGTAAAAATTAAAAAGTAAAATCTACAATTTCAAACTTTAAACATTAAAATGGCACTAACTGATTTCGATAAGATTTTAAAAAGTTATGAAGATTCTGAAGATGATTTCGGATTCTCAGCCGTTTCTGAACAAGAATATAACTCAGCCATTAAAGAGAGTGTTAAGACTGTAGAAACAGTTAAAAATACTTTATCTGAAACTGAACAACGAATGGCTGAACTAGAGAAGATGATTATCCCTTTCCTGAAGAAACTACATAGTACAGGTGATAAGGAATACATCTATTGGCCAAACCGTAAACCTGCAATTGAAAAACAAATAGAGAAAATATTAAAACTGACTAGAGGATGATTTATGTCTGCGACTGTGATTTTGCCAACTACTGGTGTTCCAGAGTTGAGGGGTGCTGTTCAGAGTGTGCTTGAACAGACTTATGATACTAAATGTTATGTTGTTGCTGATGGTATCAAGTACCATTCAAAAACCAGAATAATAACAGATGATTTTTTAAGCCGAAAAAATCTAGAAAGATGTTATCTACCAATCAATGTCGGTGCCAATGGCTTCTATGGCCACCGAACCTATGCCGCTTTCACTCACCTAGTTGATAGCAAATATGTCTTATATTTGGATCAAGATTGTTGGCTCGATTCTGACCATGTTGAGAGTTGTATCCAAACAATCGAAAAAAATGATTTGGACTGGTCATATTCACTCAGAAAAATATACGACAAAGATGGTAACTTCATTACAAATGATGACTGTGAATCACTAGGTAAATGGCAATCTTATCATGGCATTAATCATATAGATACAAATTGCTATTGCCTCAAGACTGAGGTTGCGATAAAATTGGCACATGTATGGCATGGTGGTTGGGGTCAAGATAGAGTTTGGTTGCAAGTATTATCACAATATTTTCCCAAGTTTGATTGTACCAGAAAATACACAGTAAACTATAGAGTAGATGGCAACGCAGGTTCCGTCAACGCAGATTTCTTTCACAATGGTAATAAAGTAATGAATGAAAAATATAATGGAGTTTTCCCATGGCAAAAAACTTAATAATCGGTGCATTTACAGGTTATAATTACAATCAATTAAAACCGTGGGTCGAATCAATTGATTCTTGTGGTTTTGTTGGTGATAAAGTGATGGTCGTTGGTGATGCATCAAATGAAACTAAAGATGAATTGAAGAAACGGGGATTCAAACTTCATGGTATGCCAAGAATTAATGCACCAATTCATGTTGCAAGATTCTGGTCAATTTATGATTTTCTTTACGACAACTGGGAAGATTATGATATTGTTGTGACCACAGATGTTAAAGATGTATATTTTCAAAAAGACCCATGTGAATGGATTGAAAAAAAGATATTTAGAAAATATTTGGTTGCCGGATCAGAATCTTTGCGTTACAAAGATGAATCTTGGGGTGATGAAAATCTCATGCAGGCCTACGGTCCAGAGGTACATGAAAGATTTAAAAACAACATCATCTATAATGTAGGAACCTTTGGTGGTAAATCCAACTATGTTAGAGATATGTGTTTCAACATCTTCACCAATTCACTCAACAGGCCAATTCCTATCGTTGACCAGGCGGTCTATAATGTGTTGATAAACACACAACCCTACAGAGATAATGTACTCTTTACTGACCATGAAGATGGTTGGGCAATACAGTTGGGTACAACAGGTGACCCAACAAAGATGGAACGATTTAGGCCAAATTTGGTTGAACCTGAACCACTATTCGATTACAATAAAAAAGTAATCACAACATCCAATGGCACACCACATTGTATTGTACACCAATATGACCGTGTGCCAATTTGGCAAAGTTTGGTTAGAAATATGTTTAACCAGGAAGACCCCAATCAATTTTTTACATATAGGACCGCATAATGAGTGATATTATTACATTTAACACAGAGACACAGGCATTTAATGGATATCAAATGTGTTCTGGCCACGGGCTTGGAGCAATGATTAAAGGCATGGTTAATCCTGTCGGTTTGGAAATTGGTTGTGATATTGGTGATACAAGTAACTTTTTACTTGACTCCAATCCAACACTCAACCTAACATCAGTTGATCCATACACAACCTATGTCGATTGGAATGGCAATCACCTTTCAGGTAGAGAAGAAATGTATCAAGGTGTTGTGAAGCGATTGGCTGGTTATTCCAACCGATTCACCTTGGTTCGTAGAACATCCGATGATGCAGTTGAATTGTTTAAAGATGACACCTTTGATATCATCTTTATTGATGGCCTACATACATACGAACAATTAATCAAAGATTGTGTGAATTATTATTCTAAGTTGAAATTTGGTGGCATCTTTGCTGGCCATGATTTCTCCGCAATCGAAGGTGTTAATCGTGCAGCCAAAGAATTTGCATCTAAGGTCAATAAAGATATTCTTTTGACTGAAAAAGATGTTTGGTATTGGATTAAATAATTAATGTAACTGGAGATTTTGTTATGACAAAAAATGTTTTAATTACTGGTGGTTGTGGATTTATTGCACACCATGTTATTGATTTGTTCCTTCAAAAGACTGATTGGAATATCACTACACTCGACCGATTGGATTATTCAGGTAATCTAAATCGTTTGAATGAAGTTATGGACAAATATGACGCACAAACAAAGAAGCGTGTGAATATTGTTTTCCATGACCTAAAGGCTGAGATTAATCCTTTGGTTGGAAACTTCATTCACAAGAATGGTAAGATTGATACCATTCTACACCTTGCGGCTTCATCCCATGTTGACCGTTCTATCACACATCCAATGGAATTCATTCAAGATAATACCATTGGTACTGCACACCTTCTTGAATTTGCTCGTAGATTAGATGGGCTAGAAACCTTCTTGTATTTCAGTACAGATGAAATCTTTGGTTCTGCACCTCCTGGTGTTGCATATGATGAGCGTGCAAGATACAACTCAACTAATCCATACTCAGCATCTAAAGCAGCCGCAGAAGAATTCTGTGTTGCGTATGAAAACACATACAAGATACCTATGATGGTCACACATACAATGAATGTATTTGGTGAACGCCAAACTCCTGAGAAGTTTATTCCATTGTGTATTGATCGTGTTCGCAAAGGTGAAAAGATTTACATTCACTCAAATGCGGCTCGTACAGAAGCTGGAAGTCGTTTCTACATCCACGCATCTGATGTTGCAGATGCATTGTTGTTCTTGATTACAAAGAAACCGGCTTGCCCAACAGACTATGGTCACGCCAAATGTGCCAAGTTTAATATTGTTGGCAAAGAAGAAACCGACAATCTGACCCTCGCTAAACTTGTAGCACAAGCTCAAGGTAAAGAATTGAACTATGAAATGTTGGACTTTCACAATTCAAGGCCAGGACATGACTTGCGTTATGCATTAGATGGTAGTTTGATGCGTAGTCTTGGTTGGGAACCAACGATTGCATTTAGTGAACGAATTAAACAAGTAAGTGATTGGTATTTGCAAAACACAAGGTGGTTAGAACTATGATTAAAGAATGTGAAATAATTGATGAGTGTATTGCCTGTGGCAGTACTGAGTTGGTGCCCGTATTAGATTTGGGTATACAACCATTGGCCAATTCTTATAAGAAAAATGCTGATGATGTTGAACAATATTTTCCACTTGCAATCAATCGTTGCAAACATTGTTTTCATGTGCAGTTAACGCACAGAGTTAATCCTGACTTGATGTTTAAAGATTACTTATATGTTTCTGGTACAACAAAAACACAATTAGATTACTTTGATTGGTTTGCAGATTTTGCTGCTGAGAAGTATGGTACAAAACCAACTACAATATTGGATATTGGTTGTAATGATGGTAGTCAATTAAACTCCTTCCAAGACAAAGGTGCCACAACTTATGGTGTTGACCCAGCAGAAAACTTGTTTGCCACATCCTCACAGAGACACAAAGTTGTTTGTGGTTACTTTACTGGAAAAGAATTCGGCCACGAAAAGTTTGATGTTATTACCTGCCAAAACGCATTTGCACACAACTTCAATCAGCTTGAGTTACTACAAAACATTAGAAATGTCATGCACAAAGACAGTCTATTGTTTGCTACAACCTCTCAATGTGATATGATATTGAACGGTGAGTTTGATACTATTTACCACGAACATCTTTCTTTCTACAATGTTAAATCTATTGATGCGCTTTGTAAACGGGCTGGTTTGAATTTGATTGATGTAGTTAAATCTCCTGTCCACGGCATGAGTTACATCTTTGTCATTTCAAAATTTGCAAAAGCACCACGCACAATACAAAATTTGATTGATATTGAAACACAAAAAGGACTTTACACTGAAAAAACTTATGATGACTATGCGGCTGATTGCTTGAATAATGTAAAACAATTTGCAGAAATCATTAGAGAAATGAGAAGTACAGGTGTTCCTGTTGTTGGTTATGGTGCACCGGCCAAGGGCAATACACTAATGAATTTTGCACAAGAAGGTCCAGATTTTATTATTGATGACAATCCTTTGAAACAGGGAATGTTTACACCAGGTAATTGTGTACCAATCTATGGAACAGATTATCTAAAAGCCAATTTTGAAAATGTGGATAAATTGTGTATCATTCCTCTTGCATGGAATTTCTTCAAAGAAATTAAGACTAGAACCAAAAATGTAAGACCCGGCAAAAATGATATTTTTGTTCGTTACTTTCCAGAATTTAAGGTGGAAGAATGAGTAATTTGATTATATGTCCTGTTGGCATGGAAATGACACACGATCCTCGTTGGAAAGAAGAAGACCACTGGCGTTGGACAAACAACGATAGAAAATATGAAACTCTCCTTGTTGTCTACAATGACTTCAATCCTGAACCAGGTTCTTATGACCATCTGATACGACACAAAGGCCATAAATGGCAAATCATGCAAGCAGTTGCAAAAGATATTCCTCTTGGCAAATACAACTATATTGGTTGTGTTGATGATGACTTGATTACTGGTTACCAAGACTTTAATAAAGGATTGGAGTTGGCTGAGAAGTTTAACTTCCAATATTGGCAACTTTCTATGCCACATGATTCTAGTTTGATTTATCGACCACTATTCAACGATCCGTCTTGTGATTTCTCGGAAACAAACTTCATTGAAATGGGTTCATGTTTCTTCACCGAAGAAAAGTTTAGATTCTTGATGGAGTTTATTGGTCATTGGGACTTGGAGATTGCATGGGGTATTGATAAGACATTCTATGATTTGTTCCAATGCCCAGCTCATGTCGTACATTCTGGTATGATTCATCAACCATTCAGAGACAGTTACTACGATAAGCAAAGAGCCATGGATGAAATGAATGACTACCTGTACAATAAGTATCCTTCAATACTTAAACAACATTATGGTCGCCAATCCAATTTCATGGATAGACAAGACATATTGAAAAAGTTTAAATTGGCATGAAAAAATACTTATATTATCACATCTATTTGACAGAAGAAACTGGATGTTGGTATAATCATTTTCTGGAACAGGTTGTTTCAATTATTGATTCTGGCCTGTACACTGAAATGGAAAAGATGTTTGTCATTTGCATTGGCAAAAAGAGTGAATTGGAATTGTTTACGGGAATATGCAACACTTTTCCTAAGATTCAAATTCTAGAAACACTGTTCTTGGATGATGACAATGAAGAAAACCTTTCACTTGAACATGTTTCAACAATTGATTATAAGGATAAAAACTTGTATGATGAAACTTGGACATTAAAACATCTGCAAGACCATGCCAAAAGAGAAGATGCACACTTCCTATATTTCCATGCTAAAGGCATCACTGTTCCTTGGAGAATGAGAGAACAAAAAATATATCTGCCATATGTAAACTACTATTTCTGGAGAAAGTTTCTACAATGGGGTTGTATTGAGAATTGGAAACTCTGCACAGATAAGTTGTCGGATCACTCTGCATCTGGTGTCAACTTTGGAACCTGGCCCGTACCACACTATTCTGGTGGTTTCTGGTGGTCGAAGTCTGAGTACATCAATAAACTTCCCGACATTAAAGAGAATGATTGGTGGGATTTGTTTAGGTCTGAAACACCATTGAACACTTTCGATTCAAATAGAAACAAACCAGAAATGTGGATCGGAACAAAACATAATGATGATTTTTTCAATATCATAAGTCATCCTATTATGCCACCACACGGAACACTGGTTCAAAACACATGGCCAAGATATTGTTATGAGGGAGTAGTACAAAAATGAAAAATATATTCTTAGTCACATCATGTATGCAACCAAAATTTGGTGTCATCAGCATGGAAGACAGGTACAAACAAACATTAGAAACATTTGAGAGTATTCGTAATAAGACGGAAGATTCCTTTATTCTATTTACAGACAGCTCACCAATCCCGATTGAACAATATAAGTGGGATGTTATAAAGTCCAAAGTTGACCTGGTTTTGAACTTGAGTGATTATCCACAGGTACAACAATTCAATGAACACGAACAATTAAAAAGTCTGGGTGAAAGTAATCTAATATTGAGAAGTATTGGTTTTTTAAAAAGTAAATATGACTTTAAGACAATAGAAGGTAGAATGTTTAAATTGGGTGGTCGTGCTAAGTTACAGGACAATTTTAATATCAGAGATTATGACAACACCCATGGTAAATTCATATTCAAGAAACGATTGGCCAGTTGGATGCCTCCAGACGTACAAAGTCGGTTGGGGTCAACACACATATTGGAAACAAGATTATATTCTTGGTGCACATCTTTGGTTGATGAATATGAACAGATACTGCAAAACAATTTCCAGTTATTAAACATTGGCTTAGACACGGAACACTGTCATTTTTTGAACATACCTAAAGATAAATTGATTGAATTTGATATGATGAATGTTGGAATGGTAGTTGCAAGAAACGGTGACTACATGTTAGACTGATTTTTGTCAATATGTATCTAATCGAACATTTCAAAAAACTTTAATATAACTTAAAAAGTTATATAAATAACCTCACGGGCAACCAAAGTGTGTTGCATTTCTATAGGTAAACAATGTTATCTTTCAAGAGCTTTTTAACCGAACAAGAGGATCCCGAGGAGGGTGCCAGTCGCCAGATTAAACACCTGACACATGTGGAAGACCGACCCCTACAAACCGGTGAAAAGGGCACAGCCCACGCAATTAAGTCATTGACTGCTGCAGCTGAACACATCAAGGCAGGTAAGAAGTCTTCCGAACTTACCACAAAATATGATGGTTCCCCAGCACTTGTTTATGGCCATCATCCGACCACTGGTAAGTTTTTCGTTGCATCCAAGTCTGCTTTCAACAAGACACCAAAGATTAACTACACACCAAAAGACATTGATAAGAACCACGGACACGCACCTGGCCTTGCTGCCAAGTTGAAGGATGCACTGACACATTTGTCCAAGACTACACCTAAACAAGGTGTTTATCAAGGTGATATGATGTTTGGTACCGACAAAAGTGACAAACAACCAGAGAAAGGTGGTGGGCATTCTTTCCATCCAAATCCATCTGGTCTAACTTATACTGCCCACGGACAACATGCGGCCGATGTTAAGAAAGCAAAAATTGGTGTTGTGACACACCTGTCATATCAAGGTAAAGATGCAGGCAATCTAAATGCATCACATGAAGTTGACCACGAAAACTTTAAGAAACATCCAGATGTGTTCTCAGTCGATCCAAGAATGGACACAGCAAAAGTTCATTTCAGTCCAGAAGAACAGAAGAAATTCAACAAACACATTGCAATGGCTCAATCAGTACATGACACTCATGGTGATGACATGTATGATGGTACAAAAGCACATCATGGAGTTGGTGGTCCATTGGAAACCTATATGAATCATACAGTTAGAACAGGTGAAGAACCTAACCATCAAAACTTTAAGAATTGGTTAGAAACCGATACGAATAAAAAAATTGATAAACTTAAAGTTGAAAAGAATCGTACAGCCAAACAAGCTGATCTTAAAGCTGAACTTGGTAAAATTGAAAAAAATAAAAAACACTATAACAATGTATTTAAGATGCACGGTCACATACAGAAGGCCAAAGATACACTCATTGGTGTTATGAATCAACACCAAGAATTTCAACATACACACGGCGGCGAATCTGCGAATCCTGAAGGATATGTTTTCCATCACGACAAAGAATCGGATAAATTTGTCAATCGTGCGGAATTCTCTAAGAGAAATTTTGCTGGGATTAGAAACATATGAAAAAGTTTTTAGAAAAGTTACAAGAAGATGCACAGACACATACACCTGTGGTGATGGCATTTGGTCGTATGAATCCACCAACTATTGGCCATGAGAAGTTGGTTGATAAAGTACAACAGATAGCAAAAGACTATAAAGCACCACATCATATCATTGTTTCACATTCTATGGATGCGAAGAAGAATCCACTAGAAACAGCAAGCAAAATCAAACATGCTAAAAGATTCTTTCCTGGTGCAAATATAACAGCATCCAGTAAAGAGAAACCAACATTCTTACAACACGCTGCAGCATTACATGCAGCTGGCCATGACCACTTGGTAATGGTTGCAGGTTCAGATAGAACCTCTGAATATGAACAAAAACTACATCAGTACAACGGTGAAGGTCCAGGAAAGTTATTCAATTTTAAAAAGATTGAAGTTAAGTCTGCTGGCCAGCGTGATCCTGATGCCGAAGGTGCAGAAGGTATGTCAGCATCCAAGATGCGTGAACATGCGAAGAATGGTGATTTTAATTCCTTTAAACAAGGTGTTCCATCACATGTACCAGAGAAACATGCAAAAGAATTGTTCCGTGATGTTCGTAAGGGCATGGGTATAAATGAGAATTACAATCGTGGACTTTTCAGAGCCATATTTGTAACAGGTGGTCCTGGTTCTGGTAAAGACATTATCATCCGTGAAGCCATTGCAGAAGCAAAGGCTGTAGAGTTGAATTCGGTGCAAGCTTTTGAATATCTAATGGACAAACAAAAGTTATCTGAAAAGACGAACGACCACCGCAGAGAAGCAATCCGCAATCGTGGTCCTCTAATCATCAATGGACCAGCAGATGACCACACCAGAATACTTACCATCAAGGAAGAACTAGAAGAATTAGGTTACAGTACCACTATGGTATTCGTTGATACCACGAATGAAGCAAGCAAAGCAAGAAACGAACGATTGACAAAAACACTTGCCGAATCAATCAGATACGACAAATGGAAACTTGGCCAAGCCTGCAAAGAAGCATACATTCAAAACTTTCAGAATTTCATGGAATTCAACAATAGTTCCTCAATAGAAGAACTTGAAGAAGATATTTCTGATACTTACGAAAAAATAAATACATTTATTGAGAACAGAAAATTTAATGAAATTGCGTTCTCTTGGTTGGAAAGTCATGGTAAATATAGTATAACTGACTCTGTTTTTAAGGAAAATGAAAATGTTAAAAAGAATTTTAGATTTGTTGAAAATTACAAAACCAAGCGCACCGGTACAGGACAATCATCCACTGGACATCCAAAAGTATCAGCCGGAACCGGCCCCAGTGCAGACGGTCCAGGTGACATTACCCCAGACAATCGTGCAGGAGACTCCAACGCCGACAGTATCAAGTGGGACAGAAACTCCAAGCGTGGAGGTTACACCTTCAGAACCTACACCGAAGACTCCGGCCCCACAGTCAAAGTCTTCCCAGCCCCGAAAGAAAGCAACTTCAGCAAAGACAAAGAAAAAATAAAGAAAAAAGGTTTGGTCGATTCTCCTACTGTTAGTCAGAGGGTAAGAAATATTTCTGGAATCGGCCAAGAATTTGATACTCGCCAACAGGGAACAGTATACCCTATGTCTGGTCTTGGCGATGTGACATATAGAGAAGAAGTTAATTTTAAAAGATTCAGGGAATCATATAATGATCCATCAGATTCCGAAATGGGAGTTGCTGGTGTTTTAGGTGGTTCGACAAACAAAGAGCCAATGGAAAATCCAAAGGATAAAATGGGTTACTTTAACAAGAAGAAAAAGAAATGAAAAAATTCACAGAGTTCGTCAAAGAATCCACACCAGAAACTGCACAAAATGATTCTAAAGAAATTGCTCGTCAAAAGAAACACTTGATGGACAAAGCTAAAGAATACGATGACCAAGCAGACAGAGAAAAACATTTTGGCCACGGCGGCGCAGCTCAAGCCAAAGGTGAAACCATGGCAGCAGCCGCAAAAAACATTAAAGGAGCATAAGATGATCGACCTAAGAAAAAAAGATAGCATGATTTCAGCAATTGAGGAAATTCTTCAACAAGAAGCACTCAAGGGCAATCAACATTTAATTGATAAAAATAAAAACAACAAAGTTGATCCAGAAGATTTCAAGATTCTTCGTGGTGAAAAGAAAGCTGTCAAAGAAGAAGAAACTGTTGATGAGGGCATCAAAGATGTTGCCAAGAAAGCATTTAAAGCTTTGACTGGTGGTTCAGATGAAGATCAACGCAAAGACCTACAACGCAAGATGGGTCTACCACAAACTGGTAAGAAACCAGAACCACAAAAAGAAGAAGTTGTTGATGAAAGTCTACTAGGTCAATTAAGAGATCGTGGTAATGTTGCAACAGGTCAAAAACAACAAGACCGTAAGAATTTTGATACAAATACTGGTGCCGCATTAAAACCAAATAGCACAATTAGTGGTATTAGAGCTAAGATGCAAAACAAAGTCCAAGAGGAATCTGAACAAATTGATGAGTTGTCCAAAAGCACTCTAGGTTCTTATGTTAAAAAAGCAGCTGCTGACTCCACAATTTCTCGTAAAATTGGAGCTGATTTTGAAAATCGTGCATCCAAGGCAAGAAGCCCTAGTATGAAAGATGCAAATACTTCACTTGCTGATAAGTTTAAATCCGATTCACGCAAACGCAAAGTTAATATTGACAAGGCAGTTGATCGTTTGGCCAAAGAAGAGGTTGATATTAGAACACCAAAAACTCTGCGCCAATTCAAAGAAGGCTGGGAAGAAATGATGGCCGATGTTAAGAAGCGTGCAGAACCAAAACCAAATGGTGGTTCAGGTGTTAAACAAGGTTCTCGTTACGGTGGTTCTAAACAAAAAGACACACCAGAACAGGACACAGAAAAAAAGTAAATGAGGCAAAAGGACCAACCAGTCAGGAAGACGGACCTTTTGTCTCTAACATCAATGATGCAGAAGATTTGAAGCCATTAAATCACGCAAGATACTTGGCCAAAAAATCTTTGAAAAGAGTTAAGAACGAAATGATGGGTAAAACAGGTACATCAGAATAAGGTAAAAAATGAGCAAAGCGCAAACAATAAAATCAATAGTCAAGGGCACCGCAGATAAGCCAACTTTCGGTACCAATCCTAGAGATCCGTGGTCCGCAAAAGCAAACATTGCGGAAGATGCTGCTTTAAACACATACCTAAAATCTAGGGGTATCAATCCAGAATTTGCAACAAAAGATCAGAAGGTTGCACACTCTAAGACAGGACAATTCATCAAGTGGAAAAGAGACCACATGTTGGAATCTATAACTGAAGCAATCGACAAGATGGATGTTGTTATGTTTGATATTCCATTGTTGATTCGTATGTTGGAGTATGCTCGTGAAGATGCAAAGACTGATATGGATTTGCACAAGGTTGTTGAGAAGTTAATACACATTCGTAAAAAAGGTGTGTTGACTATGAAAGACTATACCTTTGTGACAAGGCTAAGAGAAAGCCTTGAACTTGATGAAAATCATGTTGCGATTGCAATGGGTCAAATGATGGATGATGAAGGTAGTATGGTTCTAAATCAGTTGGATCAGATGGAACGTGCCGTGAAGATGGTTCGTGATTTCATTGGTACCGATTATGAGAAACAACTACCTGCATGGGTTCAGTCTAAATTGACATTGGCATCAGACTACATTGATACTGTTGGTAACTATCTAAACAGTAAAAATGAAGATGTTAATGAGGCTGCATCTGCTTCTATTCGTATGTACAAGGCTTTACAACAAGCCAAAGAGAAACGTGAGCGTGAAGAACGCCTAGGTAACGAACTGTTGAACAAGAAACCACCAGAACAAAAGCCTGTGCAAAAAGAAGAAGTAAAAGATGAGTATGCTCGTAAGGTTGACAAATATTTAAAAAAGAAGTATGCACCGGAACAAAAGCCTGTGCAAAAAGAAGAAGTTGTGTCTGAAGTTGCACCTCCTGGTTTTGAAGGTACTGTCAAAGCAATGAAGAAACACAAAGACATTGATAATCCTTGGGCTCTAGCATGGTCTATGAAGAACAAAGGTTACAAGTCACACAAGAAGGCTGATGGTACACCAAAGAATGAAAACTATCAAGACCCAATGGCCGCAACATCTATGCCTAATGACGGTGCAAACAGTCCAGATGATGTTGCACCAAAGGATAAAAATAAGAAACTGATTCAAATGTCTAAGTCTGCTCGAATTATCAAGTCCATCTATAAAAGAAAGGGCATGAAAGAGGAGATTTATGACCATGAAAAGGAAGATAAACCTGCTGCAAGTTATGGTAAGAAACCAAAGATTCAAAGAGCAACAGACAATTCCAATATGGAAAAACCACAGGCCGCTGCAATTATGACGGGTGGCACCACCTTGACTGGTGAAAAAAGAGATACCATCGAAATCGACCCTATGATGAAGATGCGTAAACCTGATTCTGGAAAAAGATAAATATAAACATAACCCTCGGTTAAAAGGAGAATAAAATGTCATCTTGGGGAAATAACGATAACGCAGCTAACGCACCATACTGGGCCGTTAACTCAACAATAGTCAATGTAGCTGATGTAAAATCTGTTGCAGCCGCACCTACAGCAGCAAATGTTGCATTACTCTATGGTAATACAACTTCTGGTGTTTATACAACAAACGCAACAATTGGTTTGTTTTTGGTGGACGCCGCAGAAAGTGGTGCTGGTAGCGACAATGTAACCGCAGTGTCTGTCTCAACCGGTGGATCTCGATATTTGGAAGCACCAGCAGTTACCTTCTCTGGTGGTGCAGGTTCAGGTGCTGCAGCTACCGCATCTATCGCTGGCGGAGCGGTTACAACAATTGCTGTCACCGACACAGGTTTGGGTTATACTTCAGCACCAACTGTTGCTATTGCTAAACCAAAACGCACTATTCCTACTTCTGGTGTTACTATTACCACTGAGCAAATTGCTTACACTACTCACGGCTTAGTTGCTGCTGAAGAAGTTAAGTATTACAATGGTGGCGGAACTTCTATCACTGGTTTAGTTGATGGTACTAGTTACTATGTTTCAGCTATCGGTTTAGCCGCAGGTACTTTCCGTCTTGCAGCTTCTGCTGATGCTGCAGCTGGTCGTACTGCTCTTGCTGGTGTTGCTATCTCTGGTACTGGCGGTCAGTTTACTTGTGATGCCACTACTCTAGCAACTGGTGACCATATTGTATTTGGTGGAACTATCACAGGTACTGGTTCTATCACTGACCATACTGCTGGTAAGATTTATGAAGTTTCCGCTGTTACTGGTACTTCACCAAATGTAACTGGTTTTACTGTTACTCAAGAAGATGGTACTGCTGTTGTTTCTACTGTTGGTAACGGAACTGGTCTAACATATACACCATATACTATCGTTATGATTTCTGGCACTGGTAACAATGCTCAGTACTTTGAAATCCAAGCAACTGATGCAGCAACTGCAATTGCCGATCTTGGTTCTGGTTCTGGTGGCACACAAGTTACTCACAGTGGTTGGGTGCTTCGCAGTGTTGGTACTGGTGGTCGTGCTGGCCGTGTTCAGTATGAAACATTGGTTGCTCTAGCAAATCCAATTGGTGACGGTTCAGACGATCTCGTATTACCTGATAATTAAAAAAAGGGGCTTCGGCCCCTCTATAATATGTTTGATGAATTGAATGAAGATAATTTTATGATGTATGCTATGAAATGTTATACATCACCACATTGCATTATGTCGGAATTTGAGGGAGATATTAAAAGAACAAAATATCTGAAAAGGTTGTTTCGTAGATACAAGATAACCAAATCCCTCAAAGAACGATTGATTATGAATCATATCATTTTATTGAACAATGTTTTTGGTCCAGAAGCAACCGCAAGAATATTGTTCTATAAGACTGATGTTCGTGACTATGATATTCTAAAAACATTTTTAGATTATCTTGATATCATGCCTGATTTTGTTTATGGAATAAATGGAAAAACTATAGTATCATCAGAAATACCATTAGACAAAAATGTCGCAGAGATATTAAGGCACATATGAAATCTTTTAACGAATATATCACCGAAATGGACAAATCACAAACACCTCCGGGGCGTGATGGTAGTAACGATTCAGATGCCGGCAAAAAAGAATACACTGCTAAAGTAACTACTTCCGGAAAAGTGGCCAAAGATGGTGAAAAGATTCTAAACAAAATCTTTAACAAGAAGAAATTGGATGAAGTTGCTGCATGGCAACGCAAAGAAGGTAAGAATCCAGAAGGTGGTTTAAACCAAAAGGGTGTTGATTCATACCGCAGAGAAAACCCTGGTTCAAAATTGCAAACAGCTGTCACAACAAAACCATCAAAACTAAAACCTGGATCGAAGTCTGCAAATCGCCGCAAATCATTCTGTGCTCGTATGTCTGGTATGAAGAAAAGACTAACATCTGCTAAAACAGCAAATGATCCAGATTCACGCATCAATAAATCTTTGCGTAAGTGGAACTGCTAATGAAAACATTCAAAGAATACTTAGAAGAAAAAGGTAGATGTTGGACAGGTTACAAACCTGTTCCCGGTAAAAAACCATTCTCTCCAGGTAGTTGTGAGAAGGTATCAGAAGATGGTATGGCCGGCGCACCAGCCAACAATGTTGGAGGTGGAAACATCGCTGGTTCAGGTGGTGTAGGTGGAGAACCAGGTGTCTCCAAGAAAAGAAACCCTGTAATGTCATTCCTCAAGAGAAAACAACCAAAGATGTAATATGTGGATTCTTCAATGGCTGCCTAACTGGATCTTTTACGGAATATTTTTTGCAGGTCTATTAGGTCTGCTGGCCACTTACATAATGAAATTTATACCGCTTGTATATGTGTATCGGACACCAATACAAGCGGTTTCTGTTTTGCTGATTGCATTAGGCACTTATATGTCCGGTGCAATATCAAATGAAGAAGCATGGCAAGCAAGAGTAAAAGAGATGGAAGCTAAGGTAGAAGCTGCTGCGGTAGAATCTGCACAAGAGAATGTGAAGATAGTTGAGAAGATAGTTAAGAAAACCGAATACATTAAAACCCGTGGCCAAGATGTTGTTAAATACATCGACAAAGAGATTGTCAAATACGACACCAAGTTTTTACCTGGTGGCCAATGCGAGATACCAAAAGAATTTATTGAAGCACATAATAGAGCTGCCGAGGCACCAAAATGAAAGACATTGAGAAACAACAAAGAATCAGCACAATACTATTCGTTATAGTAACAGCAATATTCTTTATTGTAATGTTCTCGGGATGTTCAACCACAGTTCCAGTTAAGGCTAAATTTCCAGAAGCACCAGAGAGATTACTGGCAAAATGCCCTCAATTGGAAAAATTAGGTAATGAAGTAAAATTAAGTGACATAAGTAAAACGATTACGGTAAATTATACAACTTATTATGAATGTGCGGTGAAACATGATGCATTTATTGATTGGTATCAGGTTCAAAAGAACATTTATGAAAGTGTAAAATAATGCAATTATCTAAAGAACAATTAAAACAACTACTTCCAAAGAATCCATACATTGACAATTGGCATCATGCTCTAGAGCAATTGTTGCCAGATTATGAAATCAATACACCACAACGCATTGCAGCATTCATTGCTCAGTGTTCACATGAATCTGGTGGATTCACAGCATTGCAAGAAAATCTAAACTACAAGCCACCAACTCTACGCAAGTTGTTTGCTAAGTATTTTCCCACTGATGAGTTAGCCGCACAATATTGCGCTAGACCAAATAAACAGGAAGCAATTGCAAACCGCATCTATGCATCACGCATGGGTAATGGTGATGAATCATCTGGTGATGGTTACAGATACCGTGGTCGTGGTTTGATTCAATTGACTGGTAAAGATAACTATACATTTTTTGCAGGTTCACTACAAATTTCTGTAGAAGAAGCGGCAGAGTACATGGCTACATTTGAAGGTGCTGCACAGTCAGCTTGCTGGTTCTGGGAAACAAACAATCTAAACCAATGGGCTGATAAAGGTGATATCGTTACACTAACTAAAAGAATCAACGGTGGCACTATTGGCCTTGAAGACCGCATCAAACACTACGAACATGCACTTCATGTTTTAGGAGTGTAATATGAATGATAGGAAATTATTCTATGTTGCAATAGGTTTGCTTGTATTGCCTCTTGCATTAGCATTCTTTGGTGGTGATAGATTCCGTTATCCATGCCAAGACCCAGATAACTGGGAAAAAGATATTTGTAAATTACCAAAATGTGATGTGACAAGAACATGTCCTGAACATATATTTAAAGGTCAGCGTGATCCTAGATTGGGACCACCACCGGCCGTAGGACAAACACCAGCACCTGCACCAGCGCAATGTGCAGTACCAAATCAAGGAGCAAATTGTGGAAAATAATCAAATGTATACCGAAGACCAATTAATGGCCAGATTGAAATTCTTTATTGGAATTTGCTTGGCTCTAACACTAACGGGTATTGTATTCGT